AAGTCAATGATGCTTTTGCTAAAGTCGACAAAAGAAACAAACCAAAGGAGTAATATGAACCGCCACGAAGTAGTCACAATTGCTAAAGCCGAACTTGGTACGACTGAATTGCCAGTCAATTTGACCAAGTACGGTAAATGGTACGGACTTGACGGACAACCTTGGTGCGCTATGTTCGTTTCCTGGGTCTTTATGAAGGCTGGGGCTACTAGCCTTATCAACCAGTCCCCTAAAGGGTTTGCTGGCTGTGAGTCTTTTGAGGCTTGGGCTAAGAAAAAGAAGATGACTGTCCCAGTTGAGCAAGTAGAACCTGGGGATATCCTCCTATTTGACTTCAACAAACAAGGAAAATCTATCCATGTGGGGATTGCTATCCACTACAACAAGAACACTCACCTCATTGACACCATCGAGGGCAATACAGCAGGAGATTCTACTGGCTCCCAAGACAACGGAGATGGTGTATACTTAAAACACCGTGCCCCGACAACCGTCAGGGTGGTTGTTCGACCAAATTGGGACAAATAAAGGATGATAATGGATACTACTAAACTCAAGGCTATAGTACTCAGTTACTTGCGAGCAGGTGCAGCATCAGTTGTTGCCTTGTATCTTGCTGGTAATACGGATTTGAAGACACTAGCATTTGCTGGTATCGGTGCAATTGCAGGACCTCTACTCAAGGCTTTGGATGCCTCAGCACCAGAGTTCGGAGTAGGCTCCAAGTAGGCTTTTAAAGCCTCTGGATGCCCTTTAAAGACGAGAACCCCCCATTTAGGTATGACTACCTAGGCGGGGGGTTTTTTGTTGTTCTATCCGCCTGTTTTATAGAACCCAGTACCCTTAAATTGAATTCCTGGTACAGAGTATACTCTACCAGATTTTAGCCCACACTTAGGGCAGAGCACATCGCTTTCCCGTTCAGCATAGGAACGGATGGTTTCAAAGGTATTGTTGCATTGGCTACAACGATACTCATAGGTTGGCATTTATTACTTCTTGCACATCTATTGAATACGCAGACAAAAGTGTGTCCATCTCAGAATTTTTGAAGTCTACTTTAAGGGTAGTCTCATTCATAATGTCGCTAGCCTGCTCTGGCGAACTGGCATCAACAATCATTCTATGACGCACCTTGTAAGTGGCTATAACTTCGTAAGTTTTATTTTCTAACATCTTAACCTCCATAGTTTGGAAGATTAGTGTATCATATAAGTACGGGAAACCGTGGGGCAGAAACTTCAATTGACGGGTGACGGCATAAGCCTAATCCAGCCTCCCAACCACCATAATTTATTATGGGGGGTAGGGGGGCATTGCTTAATTTCAGGGTTCCGGCAGTCATCTGCCCTAGCAGATGCGGGTATGGTAGGGTTGCGTTATGAATCAATTACCAGAACACGTATCGTACTCATCGTTAAACACCTGGCAAGAATGTGGGTGGAGGTACTACCTTACCAAGGTAGAAGAAGTTCCTGAAAAACATGCCGTTTGGTTTACTGGTGGTACTGCCGTTCATAAGGCTACCGAGGTGTATGACCGTGATGGTGGAGATGCTGAAAGCATCTGGAACAAAGTATGGTTTGACCAAGTTGCCGAGGATGAAGCACTCTATGGTGATATGAATACATGGGAGTTTGCCAAACGCGAAGATATGTCGTGGTGGTATGGCGAAGGCATATGGATGTTAGAGAAATGGATTGCTTTCCGCAATAGCGGTTGGGGAATCTATGAAAATTTTATTGAGAAGCAATATTTAATACCTATAGAGGATTCAGTAGTGAAGATGGCTATTGATAGAGTAATGATAGACTTCGATGGGAATCGGGTACTCATCGATATAAAAACTGGTGCGTCATCCCAGAGGCATCCTCTGCAGTTAGCAGTGTATGCATGGGCTCTGCAGAAACAGGGGATTTCAGTCGATAAGGCTGGCTTCTGGGATGCTCGCACTGGTCATGTCACTCTATGGAATCTTGATTACCTACATGCTGAGCGCATTGAAGATATATTTAATCAGTTCGATAGAGCACGCAAGGCAGAGATATTCCTGCCTAACCTTTCAAATTGCGGTAGGTGTAGTGTTCTGTCATACTGTAAGTTCTTAAACGGAAAACACACACAGGAGGGTAAAAAATGACTGGTAACTTCCAAGTCAGTAGCAAACTCAACGATGGCAGAATCTTCGTTGTATCATCTGAAACCTACACAGGATTCTGTGAGGCGTTAGAGCAAGTTGTCGGAGTTGAAGAGTCGCAGGATGTACTCAAGACTATGGCAATTTCATTGGTTGGTATTCCAACATCTGCTGTTCAGGCAGTAGCAAATGTCACCGCTGCTTTTGGTGGCAACGCACTTATCGACCACAGCGCACACCCAATGGGCGGTGCTAATGTTGGTCCTACAAGCAAATCCTGCAAGCATGGCGTAATGTCACAACGCACTGGTAACGGTGCTAAGGGTCCTTGGAAGGCATATATGTGCCCTTCACCTAAAGGAACTCCTGACCAATGTGAGCCAGCATGGATTCGTCGGAACGACCCTGAATGGAGTTCGTTCTAACCCATGAGAACCCTTGCCCGTGCAGTAGGTAGTAAAGATATTGGTGGCGAACCATTGCCAACAGTATTTCGTTCTTTTGACGCGGAAAAGATTGTTATTCGGAGAGCAGAAGTATCGATGATTGCCGGTACCCCTGGTGCTGGTAAGTCGACTCTTGCTCTAGCAATTGCTTTGCGCGCAAAAGTTCCGACGCTCTATGTATCAGCCGACACAAACACTCATACAATGGCAATGCGTTTACTATCTATGATTACAGGCAAGCCTCAAAGGGAAGCAGAGGTCATGCTCAGTGATGACGTTGCTGGTTCCCGTGCTATCATAAATGATTCTTCAGGGCATATCTTCTGGTCATTTGAGTCAGCGCCTTCGCTTTCTGATTTAGACCAAGAGGTACTTGCGTTTGAAGAATTGTGGGGTTGCGCCCCTACTCTCATCATTGTCGATAACCTTATGGATATTGCTAGTGATGGCGGGGAAGAGTTTGCTGGTATGCGCTCCACAATTAAAGAACTAAAGTATTTGGCTAGGGATACAAATGCTGCGGTTCTAGTATTGCACCACACTAAAGAGTCGTATTCAGGTTATCCGTGTCAACCGCGTTCTTCCTTACAGGGCATGGTTGCACAGTTACCAGCATTGATTTGCACTATCGGTATTGACCCAAATGCACCTGGCTTTCTTGCCATTGCAGCAGTTAAAAATCGATATGGTCCAGCAATGCCTTCAGGGGATACGACTCTTTGGTTGCAATTCAATCCAGAAAATATGTACGTATCAGATATCGCAGAGAGGTCATAAAATGAAAATTAAATTCCACACTGCTAAAATAGCACGTTTTAGTGAATACTTTAGCATTTTTATTACTAACAATGATGAGTCAGATTTAACAATTGCTATTGTTTTATTTGGTAGAGATTTTTCTTGGAGTTTTTACAAAAAAGATTCCAGTTGGATAAATTACTACAATGGAATAAACGATTTAGTATATGAATACGACAACGATTATGAATACGACAACGATTAAAAATCGTATAACACCTTGGTTTGAACCAGGCATCGCACCTGATTGGGAAACATTTCCTTATGAGGATGATGACGATGACGAGTAAAAGCATAAGGGAATTAAGACCTAGTTATAGGGGAGCGATGGATATATCTGGTGAACCTACCAGTGTATGCATCTGTGGGAGTTTCGTATGGAATCTAAAAGTCATCTTCGACGAAGATGGTACTATAGGAATGTATTTTCGAGATATGGAGTGTGCTGACTGTGGAACACAGGCAACTGCCCCAATTGAGGAGTAACAATGAAACTGTCCAGAATAGTTTGGATAAGCACCTTTGTAGTCTTTGTGGGAACTTTACCTCACGCTGTGGGTGCGATGTTTTTGGAAGCACCAGAAGTAATTCAGAAGTCAATAAAGGTACAGTCCAAAGACTGTTACGTTTCCGTGGCTTACATGAAAAAATTGGCAAAAAGAATCGGTAGGCAACAAGTGATGGAACAGTACAAGAGCAAACGTGAATGGTATTCACTCTTTACTCTTTGGAATCAGGAATCACGGTGGGATTACACTGCTAATAATCGCCACTCAACTGCCTACGGAATACCTCAGATGTTAGATATGCCAGAGGATACTCCACTTGGAGAGCAGATAACTTTAGGATTAAATTATATTGAGCATCGTTACGGCTCACCAACAAGGGCACTTGCTTTTCATAATCGTAACGGGTGGTACTGATGACACATGATATTGTTTGGGGTATTCTAACATTTATATCTATTGTAAATTTCATTTACTGTACTATAGAGTTATTTAAATGAGTAATCCAGGCAAAGCCAAAGGGTCTAGGGCTGAACGAGATGTTGTCAACTATCTTATTGAGAACGGATTCCCCTATGCTGAAAGACGCATAGCAGGGGCGCAAGAAGATAAAGGCGACATCGCTGGACTCAATGGTGTCTGCATAGAAGTCAAAGACCATGCTAAAATGGCTTTATCTGGATGGATAGAGGAGATGACAC